TATGAAATCTTCAAATCTTTCTTTTGAAACGGTAAGAGTAACTTCATCTCTTATACTCATACCAAACTTAGTTAATACATCACCTTGTCCACCATATCCTTCATAGGTATTAACATATGCTTCTATGGCAAAATTATCATCGAATTTGGAAGATTGAACTTCTTCGATAATTGATTTTGTATTTACATATTTTCTTGGAATATATGTTACTTCAACACCATAAATTTTTAGATGCTCATTTATGAGATCTTGTGTTAATCTTTGTTCTGATGAAGAACCTTGAAGAAAGAAGGGATTTAATGCCATGTTACATTAACCCACAAAATCATAAGGAGGCAATTCGTATTCAGATGCCATTCTCGATCTGAGACCTTCAATTTCTCTTTCAGCATCATCAAAAATCTCTCTACCGTTAAGTTCTATACCACCTGGTAACTTAACTCCACGGAATTTGATTAAGTTCTGTCCCCACTGTCTCTTTATGAGAGCAGTAAGATACATCTTGAGAAAAGGATCGTTATAAACTTGAGTAAATTCTGTTGGATTTAATGCTCTATAGCAATCTAAAATTAACCAATTATCAAGAGATTCTGCACCCCAATCTATATCCAAATACAATCTATCTTGTCTTTTATTAAATCTTACCTGCTTATCAGTTGTTAATAAGAAATCAATATCTTCTAGATATGATTTAACCATAGCATACTGAAGTAATTCAACTGAATTGAAATTATAAAGATCGTTCAAAAATAACTGATATTTAATACTAAACATGCCACCTGATATGGTGCTAGTATCAAATTTAAAAATCTTTTCTATACCAACTACAGAATCTGGAACTTGTATGAAATTAGAAGTTTCATACCAAGAACTTGTAGTTGTTCCATAACCTGCTATATTTGTAGAAGTAGCAGTCGTAGTTACAATACCAACTCCATCAGTATCTTTTGCTCTACCCCGATCAAGATCCTCTTGAGTAATCTTATACTTAAGAAACATCCTTTCAACACCGTCAAAATGACGTTCGTTAAAAAGTTGTAAAGCATCATCAACTGCATCATCTATTTGATCATCATCAACGTTGATCTCCAACACAGGAGCACCCAGCTTCCTTAAGCAGTAATCTATAAGTTGTTGTCTACTTGCTGGTTTTGCCATATCTTCTAATCAGTTTTCTTGGTCTTTTTCAGTTTTTGGATTTCTTCTTGTAAGGTAACAATTTCCTGTTGAAGGTCTTTTGCTTCCTCTTCAAAATCATTTTTTAAAGTTTGTAATTTTGCTTCCAAAAGTACATTTTGATTTAATGATTGTGCCAATTTACCATTATATAAACTCACAAGAACATTAACATCAACGTCACCATTATTTTGTTGTTGCATAATCTTTTAAGGTTAGAATGTACCCCCATCAAGTGTAGAAGACCAGTGAGGCTTATTAGTATATATCACAGAAACTGAGGATGGAATTACTGATAGATTTTCAACAGAACCATTTTGTCCTTCTCTTCTGATATTGTAGGTATTAGTGAAAGTTCCCTCAACACCAATCAAGTCAATTGAATTTCCGTTAGATACAGGACTCTCAACAACACCGTAAGCACCACTAGTATCCTGCCTAACAACATCACCAGCACTAACTGTTACGTTAGAAGGTAATGGAAGAGTGTTCTTAGTAACAGCAGTTAGAATCTGCTTAGATGTTACTATAGGAGCAGCTGGATTATTAGTTGAGGTCTGTAAACCATTCTCATCAAAGTAAACTGCACCATTAGCATTATAATCAGCAGTCTGGTAATAGATACCTTTGATATCTAAGAAACCTCTTGTTCCAGATACTGTATTACTTGCTGTACCTGCATCTGGAACGTATGTCCAAGATCTTGCAGGAGCATTACTTCCAGTATTTGTATCAGCATCTACATAACCAAAGAAACCAGTTTTGTTATTTCCAGTTCCAATACCAGTATTATACTTAAATGCTATACCACGATCAGTATTAGTATCGTAAGCATGAGTAATTGTTAGTTCTGTAGTTGTTGTAATACCAGCAGTAGTTGATCCCTCAATAGTGATAACTTTATTGTTAGTATTAACTTCAGTAACTGTTGTTAATCCACTATTTGGAAGTGCAGCAACACCACTTACAATATCACCAGTATTAATACCAACAACAGAATCAATTGTAATTGTACTAACACCAGTTGTAGCTGGAGCAGTAACTACTCTAGAACTGGTAACATCACCAATAACAAATATTGGATCATTAACTGTTACAGCAGTTGAGTTAACTGAAGTTGTTGTACCATCAATTTGTAAGTTACCTTTGATGATAACATCACCTTCATTACTTAATCCATCGGGGAATGGATCAATAAACAGTTTATCACCAGCACCACTTACGGTAGAAATTATATTATCTTCTATCTTAACTTTACCAAAATATGATGAAGTTTGAACATTTAATGGGGTAGTAAATTTAACTTGCTTACCAGTAGGACTGGATACAACTAATTCATCATTACCATCTTCATCATATTCAAATTTAACATCTTTATCAGAACCAAATGAGAACGCTGTATCATCAGTAACAGCAAATTCACCAGTTCCATCAGTCGCAAATATAACATCTCCATCAGTATTTGTAGAGGATAAAGTATTGCCATCCAGTCTAAGATTATCTACATTCCACTGATCAACCTTTCTATTATCATCAAGAACAGCAACTATACCACCATCACTATTTCTTGTATTAGTAACACCATTAATAGAACCTGGTTGGTGATCCATCATGGATGTATAATAATGTCCACCTACCGAGAAGACATTACTTCCATCATCACCAATAAATATTCTATCTTTATATTGATTTGATCCACCGTAACTGCCGATGCCAGTTACATAACCCATTTCACCCCAATTTAGGCTGGCAGGTTTGTTAGTACCAGAGGATCGTTTGATCCTGATAATGCTAGCCATTTAAAAATTTCCCCCGTTAATGTCTAAATTTGCTTCTGAGCCAGGTGTTATGGTAAGTGTAGCGTCCCACTTTTGAGTTGCTCCATTATATACCAACATCATTCCATTAAGTAAGTTCGCAGCATTAACATCGCTGAGTTCAGCTAAGGACAAACCTTGGGCTCCAGCAAGTGAAGAAATAACCTTAACAGCGTTTTTTTGCCCTACTCTGACCTTAATGTCTGCCATTTATGTAAGCAATTCAAGAATCTATCTATTATTTATGTTTACGATTAGCTAACTCTTTAAGTAAAGATTTAATTTCATCAATATCTTTTTTCATCTCATCCAGTTCTGCTTTCTCATCAAGTTTTTTATTTCTTTTAGAAATATGTTGAGAATATGAATTGGTATCGTAATTTAAAATCGCACCTGTTTCTGGATCACGAAACAGGTTTTTATGTCCTTCAACTGGTATCATGCTTTTGGTACTGGTAGTCCGTTAATTAAATCCTTTTCAGATGGTTTCTTAGGATTGTTTCTATCCTTATATAACGCATCTATTTTATCATCTTTAGAAAGTTTTGATTTTTTAAATAATTCTCTTCCAGTTTTATAATACCATTCACCTTTCTCATCATTATATCCACCCTTACCTACAAGTTTAGTTGCCCAAGGATGTAATTTTTTTATTACATTAGATGCTTCTTCTAAAAAGTGTTTGAATGTCTTCATGCGTAGTGCATACTCCTATCGTCCTTTTTATCCTTTAACTTATCACCTCTCTGACGTTTTTCGCCAGTTTCTCCATACTTTTGTGGATGTGGACCTGGTTTTTCTTGACCCAACCCTTCAGATTTCTTCTTACTCTTATCAGTATAATGTAGTGTTGCCTTTTTACCTGGTTTCTTAGTGATTACAGATTCCTGACCTTCTTCACGACCAAATTGTCTTATAGTTTTGCCAAACTTACGCTTTGACATCCCTTTTGGTTTAGTAACAGAGTAAGATACTTCTTTACCCTCAACTCCATCATCATATTGATATCTACCAGTTGTCTTACGATAACCGATACCTTTTTTCTCTAACTTACCTTCAAGTCTTCTTCTCTTTTTACGATTTTCATCCTCATCATCACCACGATCAGCAGAGATGTGACCAGTATCTTTTTCTCTAGCATTGCTTAGTTGCCTTGCTAGTCCACCTTCACATAATTGGAGGAATTCTTGAAAAGTTCTCATTACGCTAATGCAATTGCTCTAAAGTCTTTTAATCTAACTGGAACGCATTCGTTCGTTGATGACATCACAATCTTAATTACAAATCCATCAAACTGCTCTAAATCATTTATGGTAAACTGATATTCTGAGAAATCATTTTGACCATTCTTCTTCACTTGAGCATCTGCACTACCATCATTCAATCCTAGATCAATAATATCATCACCAAAACCATCACCATCAGTATCAATCAAGTTCTTATAACCAGGGAAGGCTCTGTATGTTTGAGAAACTTCACTAGAATCAGCACTGAATAGTCTGTAGAATACTCTAAAGTCTGCTTGTGGTTGAGCATTAGCAGCAACAAATACTTTTAATGAACTTGCTGGTTGCTTCAAATTAACTCTCTTAGATACAAATATTGAACCATGTGGATCATTTTCTAAGGAATTTGATCTTGTGTCAGTAACATAATCTAATACTGGAGAATTAATCTTATTTCTACCTAAAATAAAGGTAGCATATTTTGAATCCAATACTGGAGATAAATTCTTATCCGTTGATTTGAAATCAACCTTTAATGCTAATGATTTGCTCTTAGGTAAAGTTTGTAACCTAAGTGATTCATTAGTTTTGGATGCTACCAATCTTGGTGTTGGGAAGAATGTAGTTTCATTTAATATAGTTGGTTCAAATCCTTGATCGATAAAGGATACTTCATTTCCACCAGCACTAGTTCCACTAACAGTTCTAACTGCTGTATTAACAAAGGTTCCCTTACCAGGAGTAATCACATTAAACTGTGGAGATAAAGTACTGTATTGATGGTTCTGAGATACTTTAGCACTCTTACCACCTACACCCTTTTCACTAGTAAAGCATACTAGTGCTTTATTATCAGCAACATTATTACCTCTAGGACCTGTTCCTCTATCAATTTCTAAGAAGTAATTGTCAATATTTGACTCAGTTCTTAGTGTAGTATTAGCAGGAACATTAATAGTACTATTAATACCAACTAATGGGAATCCATTTATCTGATATGGTTGAATAGAAACTCCTGTGCTGTGTGCTATTGCAACAGATTCGCCAACTCCTCTATTATCAAGTGTTAACTGACCAGTTCCAACAACATAAGAAACAACTTCACTTTCTATTAGAGCATCACCTCTATCTGTTGTAATACCAGCAAAATGAACGAATGGTGAGGTAGAAGCAACTGATACTAATGTGCCACCTAATGTTAGATCAGCAGTTGTTTGAGTTGCTATAGAATCGGGTTCGAGTCCTTCAATTTTAACAGCATTATTTCCACCATGATGTCCATGATTGTACTGTATAACTTCAATAATATTACCTGTATTAAGATCACTTAGAACTTCAGAATCTGCACTTACAGTTGCACCTGTTGCTTGTGTTCTAGTATCATTTAAAGTATTATAATGAATAATATTTTGACCTTGCTTGAATACTTCTCCTTGAACATCTGTTAGATGAACTGTATCTAGAGTTGTATTAATTGCTTTAATTGCAAACTTAGCACCAGCACCTCTTGAAACTAAAGAACTACTATTATCAATAGTAACAACATCACCAAGAGCAAATCTACTACCAGCAGTTATATTCTCAATAAGTTTAACTGCTCCAGTAGTACCATCTATAGTAATAGATGCAGTTGCACCAGCACCATCTCCACTTATTGATTTAATTGGGATAGTATTGGCAACAAAGTCATCACCACTAACAGTTTGGTTAGTAAATTGATATGCTCTACCACCAGTAACTATTTCTGGTTGTGTACCAGTATCAATAGGAGCAAATACATTTTCGATTACACCAGTAATACTTCCATCTTCTTCATCTGCAGGAGCACCAGTACTGATTTTTCTACCAACAGGAGCATCTGCAGCAGCAAGACCAGTAACTTTAACTTTTAATTTTCTAGGTAAAGTTCTGATTGGGTTATCTGGTAATACTTGTGTATTCTCATTACCAGGTTCAACTGGACTGTTATAGAATGTAACTGTACCAGATTGAACAAATTCTGCTTTATATAACTGGAATGTCAAATCTTGATACTGACTTGGAGTCCAAATTGTACCATTTTGAGATTTGAACAAACTACCACCGATATATTGCTTGGTGCAAACAGCAGCTTCAACATCAGGTAGATTTGCTGTCTTAACAGTCTTCTGACCCATAGTTGAAACCCACATCTCATATAGATCAGATGCTGGAGATAAGAACACTATTGCATATTCCTTACCACCTTCTAAGAATACTGGTGATGGGAATTTGATATTTGTTGCTATAGAAGCATCAATAGATGTTGTAATATCATTTGGGTTTAATGAAACTTGTGCATAATCCTGTACTAGGAAATTGGTTGGAGTTCCCAACTCAACATCTCTAATCTCAACAAATACTTTAGATGATGGATCCTTACTTGCAAAGTAAACATCAACAGAAGTTAAGAACATGCCAGTTTCATCAACTCTGAAAGATTGTGCTAGAGGATCCCTATAAGGAGCTTCTACTCTTACAGTCTCTGATGTACTATTAACATTTACAGTAGTTGTAGTTTCATTAGGTTTCTGTGCAGGTTCGGGTGGATTTCTAACTCCAACTGTAGATGTTTGTTGTGTTAGGATCGTTCCTGTTGCATGATAGGTTCCTGTTGCATCACTTGCAAGAGCAGTACTTCCTGGTAGGGTTACTGTTCCTGGAGTAGTAGCAGTTAACTTAAATGTCTTAGTTCCACTATAGAATAATACTGGTGGTTGTGGTGTTTGATTTGCATTTCTAAAGAAGAATGCACCTAGAACATCACCCCAATTATCTGACATTAATGAGGAGTTTGTTACTGTTGCTGTTGCACCACTAGATTCTCCAACAATTGAACATCCCTCTGTCACATATCCAAAGTAATTTTCATCATTTGATAATGCAGCAACATCAACATTAAATATTTTCGATGTTGATGAGTAAGCATCAGATGGAGCAGGTCGTGTTCTATCAAAAATATCAACCTGATATTTTTCAACACTTCCATTCAATACATTAATTCCACTTGGTTCTCCCATAGGAACTGCAATTACACTTGCATCACCATACTTATGTTCGGGAGCCATTACCCTAACTTTACCTATCTGCTTGCCATTCTTAAAGATAATTGCATCTTCATATACAGCAAACGTACCAGAAATCATATCAATTTCAGTTACTTTAGGGAAAACATCAGGGATTCCACTATCAAGATAATGATAATGCTTAGTAAATGGTTTTAATCCATTTCCATTAAATGCAACGTTCCTAGAACGCATAAACGGATCTGTTGCACCACTAATTTTAATACTTTCAACGTAATCAAACTCTCTAAGAGGTTCAATTGTATTAGTAAATGAAGTTTCTACTGTATGAGTTGTAGTAGTTGTAGTTGTGGTTGTAGTATCAACATGATTACCTTCCCACCAACCTGGTCCTCCAGTAGGTTCTGGTACAACTTCAACTTGAGTTACATCAATATCAGTACCAACTGTAGTTGTATCAGAAACAATATTTGCTTGCTCTGCCCAAGTTGCTCCACTAGACTCTGTTCTATAATCATCAACATAGATTGTTCTAGTCCAGTTATCTGATGGTGGATCTAAAATAACACTACCAGCAAATACTATAACGTTGAATGGGTTGATATTTTCAACTTGAGTTGCTTGAAGGTTCTTAATTTCACTAGCAACTTCATCATATTTTAATGTAATTAGATCTCCAGTTTTTTGGCAATTCTCATCAAGTAGTTTTAAGTTTGCACTTCTATCTACTATATTAGCATCTATTGCAGGATCAAATGCCAAATCTGCCTTTAATGACCAGAAATCAACAGCACTAATTAATTCCTTGTTAACAACATCAACATCACATCTAGATCCTTGAGTTCTATTGAAATTGATAAAGTTTCTATCTTTAAAGTCATTTGCTATAAATCCAGTCTTGAATCTGTTTAATCCATCAGCATCAGTAACTTGTAATGATTTAGTATCCAATTCTAGAGCAGTAAGAGAAGTCATTACTTCTAAGTTAGCAACTCTCTTTTCGATTTTACCAATATCTCTCATGGTAAATCTTCTATTATCATATAACTTGATCTTTGGTCCTTTTACGGGATCATAAAGATAAGGTGGAAGTGTTATCTGTGCTACTTCCATAGATGGACCAATTTCCGTAGGTGGTGCAGGTTTATCTGCAGAAACACCCTTAATTAGTTTTACTTCTTCAAATTTATTAATAACTAATTTGTCTATTCTAGGTAAGTAATAAGTATATCCAACAATAGAACTCTCATTTGGAGCAACAACATATTTGGCATTTGATTCAAATGTTCTAGCAGCAAAATCAAACGGTGATTTATCAGTTGTAAATGAAGGATCAAATGGATTAACTCTAGGTCTAAAGTCTAAGATATCAGTTCCTCTATCTAAAGATATATGAGGAACATCATGAGTATATCTATCCTTATTATAAGAATTTGCAGTAAATAAATCTGCACTCTCTGCACTTTGAGTCTTATAGTAATCAAAGATAACCAATAATCTATTTGTTGGTGGAGAAGAATTTCTCTTTCTGACAATTCTAGAGTAA